CCGCGAGACCTTAATCGCCGAACCCGTCAGTGGAGCCAACGGCGATGCCGTTGGAGGTTGGTTTGTATTCATAGCTTTTTTCCGGCATCGCCGTGACTCACTTCGTCGCTAGGCGAACAAGCGCGGCTCTTCGTCCGGGAGCACACCTCCCCACCGCCACCGCCCGCTTCGAGGAGCGCGCGTATCTCTGGCTTCCATTCCAGCGTGTCGGCGGCCGGATCAGTGCAGTTGTCCACGAGCACCTGGTAGCCGAACACCACGCGGAATAAGCAGGGAGCGTTATTGATCCACTCTCTGAGTTGCTCGTCGGTCTTCTCGGGATACTTGATTTCGTCCTCAAGCTCATTGGCGAACTTCATCACGGCTTTCCATTCTTCCTCTGACGCCTTTGCCATTTTCATATTTGGTCCTTTCGTTGATCGGTTGAATCTCCGCCCACTCCGCTCCGCACCGCCGGTTTCTCTGCGTCCGGCGCTCGGCTCTTATCCGGTTCGCCGAGCCAGTCGTCGCAGCGAACCTGCGGTTCGCGCTGCTCCGACTCTCGGGTGCGGCCAGCGTTTTGCGCGAGCGGCGGACAGGCTATCCGCCCGGCGTTTGCGCTCTGCCTTGCTGATCGTCTTCGGCGTGCCTTTGCCGCCAGCGTTCATCAGCTCGCCGAGATTCAGCTTTTTTCCGCAGTGAGGGCATTTCATGCCGCCGCCGCCCTCCATTCGTGAGATCCGCGCCAGTAGTCGCCACCCTCCGACCTGTAGAGCGCCCCATCTTCCGACAGCGCGAGACAGCCAGGGCGATGGCTCGCCGTGTCGGATAGGTCAGACATCCATCCGCAGGCTTTGCCGTTCCAGAATGAGACGAAGCCGCCTTTGCCTAGGAAGCCATGACGTTTGCGCCACGCGCGAGCGAGGCGTTGAAGCTGTTCAAGAGTTTTGTTCATGCCTCACTGTATCAGTAAATCGTTTTGCTGTCAAGCGATGAAAGCGCAGACTCCGCCCACTCCCCGCCGGGTTCATGGCTTGCTCGAAGGGGACGCGCCCGGACCGCTTGTCGCTGAGCTTTGTTCGTTCGGCACCGGCGTCCACACGCCATGCTCGATCCGAACGGTCTTCGTCTTGCCCGGCCCCCACACTGCGCTGCGTCCCATTCCGCGCATCGTGCCGGAGAGCACTTCACAGTCGGCCCACGTTTCATTTACGCGCGTCACCTTCACGGTTGCGCGCCCGAATCGGTAGTGGTTGAGCATGTATTTGCAGTCCACCAATGGTGTTGATGTCTCTAGTGTTTTCATAGGTTTTCTCCGCCCGCCTCGTGAGTGAGATTTGCGTTTCGGTCATAAGCCTAGCCTCCGTTGCTCAAGCCGACGATGGGCGGCGTCACTTCGTCCGGCGCCGGTGGAGGATTGAGCGGGCCGGCCCACAGATACCCTTTGCTTTTTATCCGCTTCCATCGTGCTCACGCCCCACCCCTTTCCATACGCAGCCCTGGCGACACATCCAGCCGGCGAGCCATCACGCGCACCGATAGAGCAGCGGTGGTTTTTTCCCAAAGACTCACCTGCAAGACACACGCCGAAATCTGCACTGGCTTGCCCTCATTGCGCGCGTCAAAGTCGAGCTGCGCAACCGCTGCCGCCTCGGGAACGCCCTCAGCCTCCACGTCCTTCGTGAAAGTCGCGTGTGTCTCTTCATCGAAGCCGATCACTTCCCAGGTCTTCATCGCGCCGCTCCTTGTTGCAGCACGATCGGCGCGCCGATGCCGGGATCGAACGTGCGGGCTTTTTCGAGCAGAATCATCAGCGCCTCCGCCGCGCTCAGATCCGCGCGCGCGCGATCCGTCGCCAGCGCCACCCCCTCAAAGGTCCGCTCCACCACGATCCGCAAAGTCTGATTCTCCACCACCGCGACGCCCATGCTCATCAACGGCACGATTGTTCCATCCGGCTGCGTCTCCGTCATTGGCGGATAATGCGCCTCGCTTTCCGGCATCCGCGTTTCATCCGCGTTAGTCCGCGGCTCGCTTTGATGGTTGATCACCGCCAGCGCCGCCTCAGCCATCGCGATATATTTCACATACAAATGCCCGCGCGCCGCGCGCACATTCTCCCACGAGTAGGATTGCGGATTAGCCCGCCACATCCACGCCGCCACCTTATCGAGGTCCGCGCTCATTCGGCGGAAGGTTGAGAGTTGAGAGTTGAGAGTTGAGAGACCGGAACGACTAGGCCTTTCCGAGACCAATCGAATCCGCCGGTAAAACCTGTCGCAGGGTCGTATTCACCCCAGCTCTCACGCTGAAAAGCCTGCACATTTTTTTCCCACCAAAAACGCACGACGCACAGGAAAATATCCAGCGACGATTGAGTGATGATGCCACCGCCCTCGGGATCTTCATCCCACGCGATCTCGCGCACCGCGTAGCCGCGGCGCTGTTCCGGCTCGAAAGGGATCACCAGCTTCGGACCCCGTACTATCTGCCCCCAAAGCACTGCGCAACGCAGCCGCTTCATGCGGCTCCCTTCAGCTCTGCGGAAATCTGCGCAATCTGCGGATAGCTCCTTGTTAGATTTGTGTTAGCATTCATCGTTGGTTCTTTCTTGCCCGCGCCGTTTCTTTGTCGGGATGGCGCGGGCGATTTTTTGTCTGAGTCTCTGCTGTCTCGCTAAAAGTTAGGTGGGAGTTTTATCCGCCGAGGCGGAGGAATGGGAAAAGCGGTGGCTGGTTATCGGGCGAGCCAGATTGCGCAGATTTTCGCAGAGGGTTCGGAGCCGTCTTCGGCCCCCGCTCCGTTCCTTTCATCTGCGGAAATCTGCGTCATCTGCGGATCAACTTTGAAAGTCTTCAGCGCGCCGATCGCCGTGCCGTTGCGCGAAGGCTGCGTCGGCTCGAAACGTCCGCGCCGATCCTGCGCCGCCTCGATGTCCGCGATCAGAATGTAAGCCGCCTTCTTGCGGCCGGGATCTTTGCGAATCGGGATGCGCAGCCGTTGGCACTCCGGGCGCACATAGCGCACCGCCTTGCAGCCCAGAATCGGCGCTGCTTCCTCGAGTGTTATGCGCCCGACCCGCTCTTTCACTTCTTGTTTCCTGACCTTGGCGATTTCTTCAGGAGCCAGATGCGGCGCGCAACCCTCTTTGATTTCCGCCCGAATGCCCGCGATCATCCAAGCCACGAATTCGGCGCGGGTAAACGTAAAGAGCGGCTCGGCGGGGGAAGACATCGCTCAGGCGGCTTTCTGCTTCGGCGCGCTGCGCACCTTGTTCAGTTCGCGGTTGATCTTCTTCAGCCACACTTCCGCGGCGGCTTTGCGCTCCGGATTGCTGCTCATCATCATCGCCTCCGCGGTATGCACCAGCAGCGTGCCCGTGGATTCGAGTTGGGTCCGTGTGTTCTTTGGCATATTTTATGTTTTATCAAACTGGACGGAACGTGCAAGACAAAAATGATATTTCTTTCATATTGACGAAATGTTAAAGACCTGAGAACCCTCCTAGCCATGAGCGCATTCGGCACTTTTCTCGAAAACGAACTCGAACGTCAGAAAAAATCCGGTGGCGAGTTGGCCGCCGCCATGGGCATTGATGGCTCTTTGCTCAGCGGTTTCATCAACAACCGGCGCCGAAGCTGCAACGTCGAGACGCTCATGAAGATGGTCCGCGGGATCAGCCCGGATGAGAACGTCCAGGCCGCGCTTCTCGAAGCCTATTTCCGGGACCAATGCCTCGAGAAATACAAGCCATGGATCAAAGTCGATCCCGAGTCGCCCTACGCTGCCACCGTCATCCAAGAGACGCCCAGGAGCAGCAACGGCGACGGCGCGGCCGGCGATCCCATTGGCCAGCTCGCCGCCACTCTGCGCGCGCTGCGCCTGCCCAATCCCGTCGTGCGCAGCTTCGCCGACATCGCCCAGTACCTTCCCGGCAAACACAAGTTCCGCGTCGTCCTCGAAGATCTCGGCAAATTCGCCCGCGAAGAACTCCAGCGCGCGCCCGGCATTCTCCCGCCGCTCGAAGCCTTCCTCATCACCGACGGCCGGGGTCGTCTGATTTATTGCGAACCGGCCTTCACCGAGATCTGCGGCTACCGGATGGAGGACCTGCGCGGGCGGCCGCTCAGCCTGCTCCAGGGCGAAGCCACCGAGCCCGCCGTGCGCGACGCTCTGCGCGCTTCCGTCCTCGCCCACCGGCCCTTCACCGGCATCATCACCAATTACCGCCGCGACGGTTCACCCTACCGCGTCCATCTCGAAACCCACCCCGTTTCCGATCCCGATGGCCAGTTCCTCCACTTCGAAGGCCGCGTCCGGCTGGAACGCGAATTGAAATAATGTCAACTTTCGGCTCGACGCCCCGCATCTCGAAAGAGCAGACTCTGCGGCGAGGATTTGCACTCACGTCCAGCCGCCCGCATCCGCACCACCACCATGAAGAACTTCTTTTTCACCATCGTGGCGATACTGCTCCTCGCGTTCATTGTTGGAATAACTCTTCCTATCTGGCAGGTCGGGCATCTCAAAAACGAAGTGATCAGAAATGCCGGGAACGCAACCTCGGCGGCGCAGGTGACGAAATATGAAGCCGACGCCTTTAAACGAAAATTCCTCGATTGTGACCGCGATCAAAAGGCGCTGGAAAGTGCGGCGGAATTAATGGATTCATTTTCTGGCGATCGATTCATGGCATGAGTTCACTGTCCACAAGTGGAGGTTTGAATTCTCGCGATTTTATGGCCAATCGTAAGATGAGCGAGCGCGGGAAACCCGTCTATCGCACCCCGCGCGGCGGCAACCGGATTCCCGTCTATCGCTACGCCGACGGGCGGCACTGCGTCGCCTGGCGGGCCGTCGCGCGCGGCAAGCTCAAGCGCGAAACTTTTCCTACGTTCGAAGCCGCCAAAGCGCGCGCCAACGAAATCGATCTCGCGATCAGCAACGGACGCGCTGAAGTCCTCGAACTCACCAACGCCGGCCGCGACAGCTACCTCCTCGCCGTCCGCGCCCTCGAGCCCTTCGGCGTTCCGCTGCATTCCGCGATCGAGGAATACGTCGCCGCCCGGCTCATCATCCCAGGCCATTCCCTCATCGAAGCCGCCAACGCCTTGCATCGCGGCAAAGTCACTTCGACAATCGCCCCGCCGACGGCGCAGGTCCTCGAAGAAATGCTCGCCCAGCTTAAGGACGGCCGGCCTTCGCCCAAGTACGAGCGCGAGCTGCGCTCCGATCTCACGCGCTTCGCCGACGCCTTTCCCGTGCTCACCGCCGCCGACGAAAAGGGCCTGCGCGAATACCTGCGCGAACTGCGCAATCGCCGCGGCGAACCCATCGGCCTGCGGCGGCGGGACAACGTCCGCGATGCCATCGTCTGCCTCTCGCGCTTCGCCCGCACGCGCAACTATTTGCCCGAGGACAAAATCAGCCCCGCGGAAAAAATAAAGCGCCTCTCCGATGGCGGCGAAATCGCCACCTTTTCTCCCGCCGAACTCGGCGTCTTCCTCGCGCACCTCTCGCGCGAATGGCTGCCATGGTTCGTCATCGGCGCCTTCGCCGGGCTGCGCACGAGCGAGATTTTCCGGCTCGAATGGGCGGACATCAAATGGCAACAGGACGTCATCACCGTCCGGCGCGCCGTCGCCAAAAAAGTGCGCGTCGCGCGCATGGTCCCGCTCCTCCCCGCGCTCGCCGCCTGGCTCAAGCCATGGCGCCATGCGCGCGGCCCGCTCTACCTCAAACCCGACAAAGAGGGCGGGAAAATCATCTCTTGGCGCGCGCTCGAAAGCCGGCACGGCCGCGAAATCGCGCGCCTCAAAACCGCCACCGGTCTGCCTTGGGAAACCAACGCCCTGCGGCACAGCTTCGGCAGCCACCGCCTCGCCATCGTCAAAAGCGTTTCGCAGGTCGCGCTCGAAATGGGCAACAGCCCCGCCATGGTCCGCGAGAATTACCACGACCCGAAAAGCGACGCCGAAGCAGCCGCCTACTTCGCGCTCATCCCGCCCGAAGAAATCAACAACGTCGTGGAAATGACGCTCCCGCTCCGCTTCACCCAAGCCTGAGCCGGAAAGCCTCCGCGATCTTTCACGAATCTTTCACGCCCTGTTCCCCATGGAACGCTCAACAGAGTGCCGGCGGCGGGACTCGAACCCGCCGCCGGCATTCGGTCTAAATGCTTTCGACGGGCTGTTTCAGTGTAGAAACGGAATCGGAGAGTCTTACCGTCTTTGCAGATTACCGTTTCAAACCGTCGATCAGCTCCGAATCTTTCACGAGTTGTCACGCCGCCGCACCGATCGCCGGCACGCGGATGAAGCTGCCGCAGAAGCTTAGGGCGCGGATTTTGGCGAAGACTCCGTCGCCTTCGGCACTGCCCGCGGAGTTGGTGTTGCCTTCGATCGTGGCGACCTGGCCGCTTTTGGGATTGCCGACGTAGTCCTCGGCGACGAGGCCGACGTGCGAGAGCTTGGGCAGGAAGACGACGATGTCGCCGGCGAGCGGGCGGTATTTGCCGAGGCTCACTTCGAGCGGGGTGAAGATGAGGCAGCCGGTCTCGTGGCGCTTGGCCCACGGGAGCCACTGCGCGACGGCGGGGAAGGTGGGCGGGATGCGGAGCCGCAGCTCGGGGCTGCGACGGTCGGCTTCGCGGACGCAGAAGGTGGCGAACGCGGAGCACCACGGCTGGCGATCAGTGGCGCCGTCTTCGTAGCTCGTGGCTTTCCAGAATTCCTCGAGATGCGGGCCGCGGTTGGCGGAGGTTTCGCGCGTGCCGAGATATTCGCGCGCGACTTGAGCGATGATCGCGCGGGGATTGCGAAGGCTCATGCGTGCGCGGAGCTGTCAAGGCACGGCCCGGCGCAGTTGATGGTTGAGAGTTGAGAGTTGAGGGAAGGACCGCGGGGCCTTTGCTGGACGGCTCCGCCGTTGGCTCGGAAGAACTCAGGCCGGCGAGGGCGAAGAATTCGGCGCAGGCTTCGAGGACGCGCAGGGTGGCGTCGAGCGTGGCGGGGGTGAACTCGGCCGCGGGCGCGACGCCCACGCGCTGCTGCAATCGGCGAAGCTTGGCGGGATCGAGGCTTGGCATGCTAGGGAGGTTGATAGTTGAGAGTTGAGAGTTGAGAGATTGGAGGCAACGCAGAAAGGCCGCCGGTTTCCCGGCGGCCTTCGTGACATATAGTCGGATTTTTCCTCCACAATTGAGGCGACAAAATCAGACGACGGGCTCGGGCTCGGCCGGGGGCTCGACGGTGGGCGCGGGGGTGACGATGTTGCTGACGCGCGCGGTGACGGCGCGGATGCGGGCGATGAGCTCGGGGGTGACGGCTTGCGCTTTGAGTTCCTCGATGATCGCTTCGACTTCCGCCGCTTCGACGGTGACGGCGGTTTCGAGTTCGGTGGTGGCGGTTTCGAGTTCGGTGGTGTTATCGGCCATAATGGTGCGGAGTTTTTGCAGGGCAGTTTTGATGCGCTTCAGAATGCCCGCCGGTTCGGAGGCGCAGTGGATGTGAACATCACCGAGGACGGTGATGTTGAAAACGGGCCGGCTCATTGGCCGGGTTCGATGAGGCGGCTCGAATCGGTCTGCTTGTCGAGCACGCGGGTCGGGTCGTCGGCGCTGCCGTTGCCGCTGATCGAGCGGTCTTTGACGAGGTGCGCGAAGGTGCCGCCGCTGCCGATGGTGACGAGGCCGGCGAGGCCGACGACGGTGGGCTGCCAGCGATCGGGGAGAAAACTGACGATCTGCGGCTGCACGTAGATGGCGCCGGCGAGGATGGTGAGCCAGCCGCTGAGGCTCGTGCGCCAGTTGGCGCCGAAGAAGCGTTCGAGGAAGTTCAAAGTTTAAGGTTTCTGGTTTAACGGCGCGGAGGCTCCGCGCTCTCAGTACTGGAAGTCGTCGTCGGGGAATTGGGCGCGGCGTTCGTGGAGTTCGTTTTGCCGGGCGCGCTCGCGCCAGCGCCGATAGACGAGGAAGAAGCTGAGCACGCCCGCGGCGGCGCCGGCGATCATGCCCACGTCGGCGGCGACTCCGGCGATGACGTGGAGCGCTTTGCACAGGGCGGCCGTGAGCGCGCCGATGGTCCCGTAGGCGCCGGTGGCGAGCGGGTGGCGATCGGCGAATTGTTCGAGCAGGTTCACGTCCGGTGCGGATGCGGAGTCAACGGGGGAGAAGGTTTAAGGTTTCTGGTTTCACGGACGCGGCCGACGAGCGCCAACCAGAAACCAGAAACGTGAAACCCCGCCTTCACGGCACTTCCGCATCGACCGGATCGAGCAGCGCGGCGCCGCTCGCGCTGTCCCAGACGGGATTGAGGCCGTCGGCGTCGCGGTACTCGAGGAAGAGGGTGCCTTCCATGAGCAGGTTGCAGGTCGTGGAAGGGTCCGTGCCGAAGATCGGCCGGGTGAAGCTGTGGAAGCCGCCGCCGCGCCACGCCGGGACGCGCACGGTGAGCGTGCCGATGACGTCCGTGGAGCCGAAAAGATCGGTGCTGAAACTCCCGGCGACGGTGGCACCGGTGCCGTCGATGCGGACGCTGATGAAACCCTCATTCCCATTGGCGATGAAGCCGATGGGGCCGAAAACGAAAGTCAGGATCGGTCCGCCGGCGGCGCCGCCGGGAGTGATGATGTTGGTGGTGTGAGTGGTGTCTTCGTCGAGGACGAGGTTGCTTTCATCGCCGAGGCTCGCGCGGGTGAAGGTGAGATTGATGGCGTCGCTATTTGGCGCGAGGGAATACGAGCCGGTGACGCGCCACTCTGCGACGCGGAACATGCCGGCGATGGCCACGTCGAACTTGCGGTAGTCGGCGGCGGTCGTGAGATCCGCGCAGACGACATAGCCGGTGGTGGGGCCGCTATATCCGACAGTCTCCGGCGAGAGCAGTGTTTCGATGCGCATAAGGCGCTTAGATGACGATCGTCGCGGCGCTGGAGGCGTATTTGCGCTTGATGAGGGCGCTGTTGCGGATGCTGTAGAGCGGGTTGCCGCCCATCGTGATGAAGCGCCCGTTGTCGCCCTGCGTTTCGGTGAAGATGGTGTGATCGAACTTCGGGCGATCCTTGATGATCGCCTTGAGCAGCTTGCGCAGGAATTTTCCCGTACACCAGAGGCGGCCCTTGGTCTTGCCTTCGATCTTTTTTTGCAGCCCAGAAATGCTGTCGTCCATGAGTGGTCGCTACGGCGAGACGTTGTAGTTGAATGCGTAGTTTTCGGTGACTTCCCAAAGCGGCCCCGCATCGTTCCAGGTGCGGTTTTTGAGCACCCAGCCGGCGACGAGGTTGATCGTGACGCTGGGCAGACCCGTGATCGTGAAAGGGAAGTCCGGTGGAGGGGGAAGAAAGCGCGCGGTGGAGGCGCCGCCGACTCCGGCATGGTTGGGCGGGAAAGTGGTGAGGTAGATCCGCGTGAGGGTGGGGATGGGGATCTCGACGACGAAGGTGTTGCCGGTGAGCGCATCCGGCACGCTGAAGATCATGGCGTCCGCGGCGCCCGTGAATTTCTCGGGCTTGTTGGCGTCCATCAAGCCGCGGTAATGGGCAGTGATTTCCACGAGCCCGCTTTCCAGCGTTTTCTGGCCCACTTCGACGACGTACATGAAGGGGAAATCCAGGTGCCGCGAGCCGCGCCGCGGGTAGCGGTTTTTATTCGTGCGCGGATGGGTCAGAAAGATGAGCGTGCCTTCGTCGAAACCGGCCTCTGTCTGATTGAAGCCGGGCGATTCCTGCGGAAACAAAACGCCCTCCGCGAGGCCGACAAGGATGCGGTTGCCGAGGGCCATTTAGTCGGTGTCCTCTTTGGTGATCTCTTTGAGCGCATCCACGATGTCCTTGAGCGTGGCGCCGCCGCTGAAATCGCTGCCTTCTTTCGCGGCGCCGCCGGGTCCCATTTTTCGCGGAAAGGCGTTTGGGCCGATGCCGGGCAGGACGCGCTGGCGGGTGAAAGGATCGATGCCGTCGAGGACCTGGCCATTCATGCCGCGATGCACGCTCATCAGTCCGCCGTCGGCTTCGAGCTTGTTGAAGAAGCGGCCGGAGCGGCGCGCGGAGTTGCGATCGTTGCGGAAGTCGCGCTGCACATCGGCCCAGCGGCGGCGGCGGCCATCGGGCTGCAGGTAACGCTCGGAGAGCATGTCCCGCCGCTCGTTTTTGTAACGGAGCTGGTTGAGTTGTTCGGTGCGGCGTTGCTGCGTATTGAGCAGGCCCGAAGTCAGAAGGCTCGAGGCTCTCTGCGTGTTGTAGCGATTGGCAGAGGCTCCTCTTTGAAATTTGCTGGCGTTGCTGCCTTCGATGCCGAGGAGCGAGGAAGCGTCGTTGTAATGCTTCTTCTCCATCTCCTCCTCCACGAGCAGAATGCTGCGCAGAGTGTTGTATCGTTCCTTGAGGTTTTTAAGGTCTTCCGGGCTCGCATCGGGTTCCGCCTTTTGCTTCACGATCGCGAGCTTGCGCTCGACTTCGAGTTCCTCCTTCTTCGCGTCCAGGGGGTTGTTGCCAGGGCCGTTGAGCTTGGCGATGCGGGCTTGATCCGCGTAGGACTGGCTACGTTGATTGACGAATTCCTGCCGGCTTTTCCCGGCGACGAGTCCGCGTTGTTCCGAGCTATGCTGCTGATCTTCGTGCGTGGGCAGACCGAAGAAATCGCGCCCAGCTTGATAACCCTGAGCGAGACCGCGCCCCCACCTCATGTTGCCGAGACCGAAGTGCTCGTTCAACATCCGGTGCTGCGAGTCGCCAAGGAATTTGGCGGACGATTGCTGTTCCACCTCCGCCTTTTCCTGATCGAGCTTCTCCTGGATGCGCTTGCTAAGGCTCTCGGGACCTTCCGCGCTGCTCGAAAAACGATCCGCGCGGTTCGTCTTTTCAAACGTCGCCTGCAGCCGATCGTGCGCGGTATCGGTCTTGCCGACTTCCTCGCGGAACCAGCGCACCGCGGCGCCGGCGGCGCGGATTGCGGCCATGTAAACGACGAGCCGTCCGGCGGTCGCGCCGATGGCATGGCCGAAGCGTTGCATGGCATTTACGCCGCGGCCTTCCGCGAGATCGCGCATGCCCATGGCGAAGTTGCTGTCGCCGCCTTTGCCGTGCTTGCCGCCTTTCGCCTTGTCGGCGGCTTTGTCGATATTCTCGAGGAGCTTCTCGATGCGCTTGGCCGCTTTCTCCGCGTCCCCGGTTTCGAGGATGGTTTTGATCCGCAGGATTTCCGTGCGCTCGCTCATGCCTGATGGGGGATGCCGGCCTCGCTGAGTTTGCGGGCGATGTAGCCGAGCATGTCGAGCCGGCGATTGCCCATCGCCTTGCCGGAGAAGTTCTTCTTGTTGTCCATCGTCACCACTCCATCCGACGCATTCCAGATGGTGATTTCGACCTGGCCTGGTGAGTGCGAAACCTCGATGCCACCGCGCTCAGGATCGACTTTCGAGCTGGTCTTGCCGCCCAGCGCGATGATCGCGCCGAGCCATCCGCTGGCGATGTATTTGGCGTGATTGGTGCGGATGCGAATGACCTTCGCCTCCATCTCTTCGAGCGTCTCTTTCTTGCCGGCCTTGGCCTTGCCGCGCCCGAAGCGCCAGCCGCGCTTGCCGCCTTTGTGAAACCATTTCGGGATTTTCCACCCGAGCGCTTTTACGTCTGCAGCGATCTCCGCCTTGGTCGGCGCGATGAGCGCGGTCTGCGTGTAAAGCTCAGTCGCAAGCTTGCGGTTCTCTTCCACAAAAAGCGGCTCCAGTTCTCGCCCGTTGAGCTTCGCGTAATTCGCGAAAGTCCGGGCGAGTTCCTCGGCGTTGGAAGTGAAAGAGACGGCGCGCATGAGGTTAGGAGTCAGTGCCCGGCATATTGCTCGCGGAGTTTGTCAAAGCGGGCGCGTGCGGCGTTGTGGCGAGTGCCGGAACTGCGCCGGCAGCGATGGCCTTCGAGCCACAGCTCGGCGTGCCGGTAGCGCAGCACTTCGGCAAGGCTCAGCTCCCAGCGGATGAAGTCCGGCGTCCAGCCCGTTTGGCGCGCGATGCTCCAGACGAGGACGGCTTCCGCGTCGGGGACGGCGCCGCCTCCGCCACTACCGCCGAGCTTTTTTTTTCCACGAGCGCGACTTCGGCGGCGGCGACGATGCCGAGGATTTCATCGGCCAGGCGGCGCGCTTCGAGAAGGTCGCTGTCGGTGAAGTCTTCGGCGAGAATGCTGACCTCGGCGCGGAAGCCGGCGACGTCATCGGTGGCGAGGATGAGCTCGCGGCGCGCGGCGAGCTTCGCCTCGGGGGTTTCGCCATAAGCGCGGGCGAGGACTTCGAGCAGCAGGAGATCGAAGAAGGTGCCGGTATCGTCGGCGCGCGTGACTTTGCGGAAGACATCGCGCAGGCCCATGCTGAGCGGGGCGAGGGTGCGCTCGCGGAAGATGCGCGGGCCGGTGAGCGCTTCGCCGGCGAGCTGGCGCTGGAGGTCTTCTTCGGTGGGTTCGGCTTGCATAGGGATGTGGGGTTTCTGGTTTAAGGTTTCTGGTTCAAGGTTGGCGGTCGTCGGGCGGGTTCCGTGAAACCAGAAACCAGAAACCAGAAACCTTGAACCGCGGCGGCGTGGTCAAAAATGGCGGCGGAATTTGTCGTGGGTGGCGTCGGTGGCGTCGGCGCGGAGGAGGAGGCTGGTCTCGCCGTCGCGCTCGCGGATGATGGGCGGGCTGCCGCGCGCGATCTTGAGCAGTTCGTCGTGATTCTTGAGGGCGCCGCACATCCACTGCGCGGGGCTCGCGCCTTCGACGCGATACGACATGTCGAGGATTTCCTGTGCGGCGGCGGCGCCTGGCTTGCCGACGATGAAGGCGCGGCCGGTGAAGGCGAGCGGGGCGAAGCCGCTGGTTTTCAGGATCGCCGCCTCGCGCAGGCTCGGCGTGGAAAAGGTGTTCTGCGCGCGCGTCTCGGCGGCGAGGGTGCGCGTGCCTTTGGTGACTTCGATCCACCACCGCCGGGCCTCGAGCGCGGCGCGCATGGCGACGAGCGGGTGCAGCGGGAACTCCGCCTCGAACCGGGTGCGATGTTCCCAAAAGCTGACGACGTGCTCGGTCTTGTATTGCGCGCAGATGGAAGTGTCGCCGACCCAGAAACACTTGCGCCGCGCACCGCTGGCGGCATCGACTTCATCGGTGAATGGCGCGGGCTCGCGATACGGGATGCCGAGGGTGAGCAGGCACGCGGCGAGCGGTGTATCGAGGATGGGCCAGTGCGCGAGCTGGATGGGCGGGAGCTTCCCTTGATGGTTCGCGGCGCTGAGCTGCGCGTAAAGGCTCTGGGCCTGCGCGAAGATGCTGGTGCTTGGTTCGGACATTTGGGATTTGGTGAAAGTGAAAGGGCGGCGCTCGGGCCGCGCCGGCGAACTACCGCGGAGCTGTGATCCGCAGATTTCGCAGATGAGCGCAGATTTCCGGAAGGAGCTGAGGAAGGGTTTTTCTGCTGTGTTTCATCTGCGAAAATCTGCGCAATCTGCGGATAAAACTCAGGTGATCCCGATGCGCTGTTCGGCGTTGCCGCTGATCATCCGCAGATCCTCTTCGCCGTGGGAGCAGTCGAAGCTGGTCGTGTAGATGCCGCCGCTGTTCACGCCGTTCTTGTTCGTGCCGATGCCGAGATCGTTCGCGAGGGTGAGGACCACGCCGGGCGCGGCGATGGCGAGGCCGGTGCTGCCGTTGACGATCGCGCTCCACGAGTAGTTCGCGGAGAAGTCGTAGAAGACGTAGCCGATCGTCGCGCTGGTCGTCATGTTGAAGACATCCTTCTTCTTGCTGGCCACGCCGCGATTGTGGCTCTGGATGATGGCCCCGGTCTCCGCGCTCAGCGCGAAGGTGCAGCCGGAGAGATTGATGAGGATGGGATCGCCGAGGGCCATATCTCGGGCCGGGCGATGTCAACACGCGGGGGGAGGTTTAAGGTTTCTGGTTTAAGGTTTAAGGTTGGCGCTCGCCGGCCGCGCCCGTGAAACCAGAAACCAGAAACCTTGAACCTTCATTTCCCAAAGTGCGCGGAGGGCGGCGCGAGGCGCATGCTGCCGCCGAGCTGCTGGCCGTCCGGGCTGATGTATTGGAGCGAGTAGGTGCGGTCGTACTGCGCGAAGGGCGAACTCGCGCAGCCGCTGAAGAGCAGCGCGAGGAGGGCGAGGAGAAGAGCGAGGGCGAGGAGTGGCTTCACGCCACTGGCGCGCGCGTCAATGAGTTGATCCGCAGATTCCGCAGATTTGCGCAGATTTTCGGAACAGGCAGAGGGAACGTTTTTAGTACTAATCTTGATCTGCGCAAATCTGCGTAATCTGCGGATCACTTCTTCGCAGCAGCTTCCGCCGCCTTGGCGGTGTCGAGCTTCGCGCGCTCTGCCTGAAGAGCGGAGATTTGCTTGTCGAGTTCGGCTTTCTTCGCGTCTTTCGCGGGCGTTTTGGCTTCCTCGATCTTTGCGAGCGCGTCGGCTTTCTTCGCATCGTCGGACGGCGCATCGAGCGCGGCTTTCGCGGCATCGGCAGCGGCTTGGTGCTTGGCGATCTCGGTGGCCTTCGCAGTCGCGTCGGCGTCGCGGGCAACGGTCAACGTCTGGAGCTGCGCGGCGCAATCACGCCGCACGTCGTTGAGCGCTTCATCGACGAGCAGCCGATCCTCTGGCGAGAGCTTGAGTCGGAAATCGTCGAAGGGTGTGGCGAAGGCGGCGGCGCTGAGCAGCAGGAGGATGACGAGAGTTTTCATGGTGTTAATTGGTGACGAGAAAGTTGACCCGAGTTTCGGCGGTCGGCGCGGCGTCGGGATAGATCGTGAAACTGCCGCTCGCCGCGACGACGTGCGCGTCCTTCATGGTGGTGTCGTTCGTTCCCACGGTCGCGTGGATGACGCTGCTCGTGGTGACGAGCGAATTGGTGACGACCAACGAGGTGGCGCTCGCTGCGAAGTTCACCGCACCGCTCGTTTTGTTGATCGTCTGCGCACCCGTTGTTCCCGCCGCCGTGATCGTCTTGCCTAGGCCCACGTCGCCGGTGACGGCGAGGGCATTGGCAATTGTCAGTCCGGTCGAATCCAATTGCATCCGGTTCGACGAACTCGCGTCGAGCCATCGGAAGGTGGTGTTGTTATTCCCAGAATTGTCGAAATACAGGCCGCCGGTGCTTGCCCCATCTCGATAAATCGCGCATCGCACCGCATTGGAGCCATCGGCCAGATACAGCTTTCCACCGGAGCGGACTATCAGCCCGTTGACTCCCACATTGAGGTCAAGGGAGCTTTGGGCATAGCTGCCCGCCATGCCAAGGGCTCCGATAAGGGACCCGCCGGCGGTGGTAAGAGCACCCGGTATGTTGATCGCCGTGGTATTCGGACCCACGCCGAGGCAGACCGTTCCCGAGCGGTTCATCAGGCTCACGTCGTTGGTCGTGCCGTAACCCATAATGGCGGCACCGCTGACCGTCGAAGCGAACGCGGTGTATTGAGTGGCCGAAAGTGCGGAGGGCGTGGCAAACGCGGTCGTCGATTTCAGGAAATCGGTGTAAGTCAGGCTCGTGGCCGTGGCCGCGCCGAGCGCGGGCGTGGTGAGCGTGGGCGAAGTCGCGAAGACGGCGAGGCCGCTGCCGGTTTCGTTCGTGATCGCAGTGGCGAGCTGCGCGCTGGTCAGGATTCCGCTCGCGCCGACATAGAAGATCGCGCCGGCATTCATCGTCCATGCGCCGGTCAGTTCGAGGTTTTCCCAGTCGAGGCTCTCCGCCGCGCCGCTCGTGAAAAGCTGGCCGGTGCTGATCTTCACTTCGCGCGCGCTGGCGGTCGCGAAAATGTCGTTGATCAGTGGGTTGGTGAGCGTCTTGTTCGTGAAAGACTCCGTTCCGGCCAACGTGGCAATCGTCCCGTCAAAGTTAGGAGCAGTCAGAACGCGCGTCGTCCCCGTGGTGAAGCCGTCCACTTCGATCTTGAGCAGCTTCGTGGCATCGGCGCTTCCTTTTATAATGGCGGTCGAGTCAATAAACGGAGCGCTTCCCCCGCCGCTGGTCACGGTCAACACACCAGTATTCGACAATGTAGCGTCGCCTGAAATTGAGTAGGCGTGCTTCGCGCCGTCCACAGACGAGATAATTTCGATGAGCGCGCCATGTGAGACCCCGCACAATGCCATTAAGGTTATCAGAATGCGCTTCATAGTCTTGGCCCAAAGGCGTGATCGCGGCGAACCCAAAATGGGAAGTTATTTCCATTGGATGAACCTCCGGTCAGAGCCGCATCTCTTTCGCCCATCTGATCTGTCCAGCGTAGCGCCCGGTTTGTTTTCATCGAGTAAAGAGCGACACAGGACGCATCAGGAAGCCAATCCTTCTTTGGTGTGAAGGTAGCGCCATCATAGCGAATGATGTTCGAGATACGGATGGCGCCAATGTCGCAATCTGCCGCCGTAGTGGAACCGAATGCGAAATCATTGCCGATCATCAGCCGGGTCGTTCCGGCGAGCGCTGTGACTGTTGCGGTGCCGACCGACACTCCATCTACCATCGTCCTGGCCGCGGTGCCATTAACCGTTACGGCGACATGATGCCATGCCTGATCGGCCAGCCCGGAGTTGGCGAGCGCCGCGGCATCTGTTCCGCGCACATAGGCATTCAAAGTTCCGTTCGTTCCCACGTTGGGCTGCATGCGGATAAAAACGCCTCCTCCCGTGGCCGTCGCATCATCCAATCCGAGCAAGGTGCATTGGGCTGCCGTATTGGCCATTCGGAACCAAAACTCGTAGGTCATTGTCGGCCCTAGGAATTCCGAGGTTGCAGTGGCCGTAAAGGCGCACGTAGAAGCTGTTCGACCTAACCGGAGACAAATAGGCATCTTCGATTGGAAGCCAAACGGTCCGATATGTTCAGCATCCGTAGAGTCCTCGAATTGTGTGGTATCGGTGGAGTTGAAGAACATGTATTGGTTCCCCAAAAGGCTGTTCACAGAGTCATTTTGGACGGGGCAATTTGAAAACAGGCAATCCCCGACGGCTACCATTGCGGGATAGAGTGGATTGATAACGATGTTCACTCCCCCGAACTGTGAAGACGTTACCGTGTTGAAGGTTTCAACCGTAAGCGCGTAGCTTCCCAAAAGCTCGCCTCCGTTAAACTCAGAGTCATGCACGTCACTCCACATGCGATCGCCATAGTAGAGGTTTCCCTGGCACCAGAACGTGCCGCGCAAGCCACAACCTGTGCCTGTTCCGTCGATCATCTTTGGTCCATAGATTCGGCAGCCATTAAGGACCGTTCCAAACGCCTCGACGCGCGGAGCATCTGTCACGTCCAATGACCAATCCGTCGTGGTTCGGTCTCCAGTCTCGATAGAGTTAAGGCCGTTGATGACGATTCCATTGGGATCGCTGTTCGTCAGCAAGCACCCCTGAAAGCTGGCCGTCCGGCGATCCTTGTATTGAAGGTCAGGGAACGCGTTGTAGTCGTACGTCATGCACGACTGCGAGTTCTTCACCGCGTAGGTCACCGCGCCGGTCAGCGGATCGAATCCCACGCCATCGAGCGCCGGATCGTGGCCGGTGATGGTGCTTCCGTACCATTGGCCGCCGTAGTTCCAATCCACCGCAGTCATCCCCAACACGCGCACGTTGCGATGCTGCGCGTTGGTCGTTCCGATGGCCGTTCCGAGCAGGTTCTCAACGTAAACGTTATCAAAGTGGATGTCGTCTTTCCAAGTCGCCGCACTCGACATACTGACGGTGAGCACCGCCGCGGCGTTGCTCCCGCTGCGCACGAGCGCGAGATTGCTCACGGTGATGTGTTCCGTGGCCACGGTGAAGACCGCGCTGCCGGTGAGGCTCAGGATCGTCGAGCCCGAGCCTGAGCCGGCGATGGTGATGTAACCCGTGGACATCGTGAGGTTCGCGGAAAGCGTCGAAACGCCCGCGCCCAGCTCGATGACGATGGGATTGCTCGACGACGGCGAGGCAGCCACCGCGGCGGCATGGGCCAGGGCGAGCGTCGAATAGGCGGTCGCCGCGCCTGCGCCCGTGCGCACCACGATCGTCGCGGCGGGCATCGCGGTGAGCGTGCTGAGCGCGGCGGCGGCGGTGCTTTGGGTGAGGAGCGAGCGGCCAAAGGTGGCGGTGCTCAGCGCGGCGATGCTCGTGAGATCGCTGTCGTAGGGCTGGAGCAGGCTCAGGGTCGTGCCGATGGTCGTGGCGAAGTTCGCCAGGGTCATTTTCCGATCGCGGAAAGTGCCCGTGACATCGATCTGCAGGCCGACGATGTCGGTGCTCGCGGCGGTCGTGGTCGCGGTGAGGTCCTTGAGCTGGACGTTGGCGGCGCGCGTCTCCACTCCTCCGTTGAGGAAGAGGATGAGGATGAGGATGAGGCGGAGGAAAGAGCGGGACATCACAAGTTCACGACGATGGTGTCCCCCTCACTTGTCACCCGGCCGTCGCCGAGATCGGTGACGAGCGCGTCGCCGCCGGGCGGGGTGGTGGTGCTTTCCCCGGCGACGGCGCGCACATCGAAGGTGTAGCCGTGCTCGCGGATGAGGCCGCTCTGCGTCGTCACCGTGCCCTGGCGCGTGGCCATCATGCAGGTGATGGCGGCGGTGTCGTTGGTGAACGCGGTGAGGAGATTGCTCGAATCGCAGAGCAGTTCGAGCGCTTCGCAGAGCGCGTCGAAAGCCGCTTCGAGCCCGCTGTCCAGCTTGGCATTCGTGCGGATGGTGATGGTCAGCCGCAGGATGCGGATCGGTGTCGTCTTCACCCGGCCCTGATCCTCGGCCTTAAGGATGATCTTCGGCGCGCCGGTGGTGAAAAGCGCGTCGCCGAAACGATGCCGCAACTCGATCGGCGAAAGCGTCGAGTCGGTCGCGAGGAACTGCGCCGCGGCGTACTGGAGGCGTTTCTCGATGGTCATCGGGAAAGGTTTAAGGTTTCTGGTTTAAGGTTTCTGGTCGGTGCCAGACGCGCGCGCTCCGTGAAACCAGAAACCAGAAACCAGAAACATTGAACCCGGCGCGTCTTCATGCCGCGTCCGGGTCTCCGAAGTAGATGATGAGCTGCGGCGCGGTGCTTTTGTTCGCGCCGTCGATGCTCGTGATTTGGAAGGTGCCGCTGTCGATCAGGTCGCCGATCTGTGGAAAGCTGGCGGCGAAGGCGCTCTTCGGCACGACGAGCGAGCCGCTGGCGTTGCTCAGAAAACCGCCATCCACGAGCGAATGCGCGTCCGCGAGGTTCCGCCGGACACAGGCGTAATTGCTGCCCGCCCATTCGAAGCTGTCTTCATAGTCGGCACAGGCCGCGACAAGGTCGGCATCCAGTTCGGTGCGAAGACTCATGAGGTTATCCGCAGATTACGCAGATGGGCGCAGATTTTCGGAAGTGGGAGAGGGCGAGGTTTGGCGCTGCTTTTCATCTGCGAAAATCTGCGCAATCTGCGGATAAAAGTTCCTAGCCTTTGGAATCCGCGAGGAGCGACAGAGCGACGATCGCGGGCGTGACCGCCGTGGCTGTGGCCACATCGACGACCGCGAGCGTGACGCGCACATCGATCCAGTCGCCGGGGTTCAGCGTCGTGGCGGTGAGGTTGAAATCCTTGTTCGCGAAGGCCGTCAGATTGATGCTCTGCGCGGCCGTGCTCACGAGGTCCGAGCCGGTGATGAGGCCATTCGTGACATCGACTTTGTAAGCCTCGAAATCGACCGTGGCGCTGCCGCTCGCGACGGTCGTGAACATGCCGGCGACGGCGCGCAGCGCGACCGTTTCGCCGCCCACGTATTCGTGTGGGAGCTGCACTTGAAAACGCGCGTAACGCGTCGCGCTGATGTTCTTGCAATCCCCGCCGGTGACGAAGGGCACACCCGTGGCGAAGGCGCCGGCGGTGATGCCGAGGTCGTCAGTCCCGGCGGTCGTGAGCGAAGTCTGGAAAGCGTCCCAGATGCGCAGATCGGCGAGCGGGATGGCGTTGGCGCTGTTGGAATCCTGCGCGAGTTCGGAGCGGAGATAGGGCGTTTTCGTCCCGCGAAAATCCGTGTTCCCGTAAACGGTGAGGTCGCCCTCGAAAATGGTATTGTCGGCCATGCGCGGGCGGCAGTGTCAAAGAGGGAGGGAAGGTTTCTGGTTTCTGGTTTAAGGTTTCGGCAGGCGCTCGGCTCCGTGAAACCAGAAACCAGAAACGTGAAACTCTTTACTTCCAGCGCACGTAGGCGCGGCGGACGCCGGTGAGTTCGCCGGGGACGAGGCAGAAGGCGATGAGGTCGCGCGCTTTCGCGGGCGTGAGCAGGGCCTCCGCGCGGCCGTTGAAGCCATCGCGCGGGGTGTAGCTGACGTGCCTTTCGAAAAGGTTTTTGAATTCCTCGCCGGCCAGGGCGCGCGCGGGTTCTTCGCCCTCGTGCGGCAGCCGGAAAGTATCCGGCGCGATCGTGCCGGGGTTGCCCGCGACGACGAGGCAGGTGCGATCTTCCGCATCGCAATAGCGGCCCGCGCCGAGGACGATGAGTTGCTCGTTGAGCGCGGCGAGTTGGGCGTCGAGTTCCTTCAACTCCGCGCCTTTCGCATCGCGCTCGGCTTTCTTGATCTCGATCCTCGCGATGAGCTCGAAGCCATCGGCGACGAGCGGGGTGAGGACGGCGGGGGCTTTGGGCGTGGCCATGCTAGGGGCGCATTGTCAAAGCCGGGGAAGAAGCGATCCGCAGATTAACGCAGATGAGCGCAGATTTTCGGAAGAGGCAGAGGAAGGAGTTTGCCGCTGCTTTTCATCTGCGTAAATCTGCGCAATCTGCGGATAAATCCGGCCTCAGAGCTGCACGAACCAGCACCGGCCGATCACCTCGACCTTCGCTTCGTCGCACGCGAATTCCTCATCGACGGCCTGCTTTACCTCCTGCTCGTCATAATCGTGCCCGGCGATGATTCCGCCGACTTTCACCTTCGGAATCCACGCCGCGAGATCCGCGCGGACCGCTTCGAGGCGATGATTTCCATCGATGAAGACCGCATCGAGCGAGCCGTCGCGGAAGGCTTCGGCGGCCTTGAGGCTCTCCATTTCGTAGATCTGCGCGGCGCCTCCGAAGGCTTTGAGATTCGCCTCGAAGACCGCGCGCAGGCTGCCGCCGTGCCGCTCCACTTCCGCCGCTTGAATGCTTTTGCACGGCTCGCTCTGCGTTCCCTTGAAAGTGTCGATCGCATGCAGGCCGGCGCCTTTGCCGAGCTCGTGCAGGAACTCGACGAGCGCGCAGAGGCTGCGGCCCATCCAGCAGCCGATCTCCGCGAATTGCCCGCCTTCCGGGAGCGCGTGCGCGATGCGCCGATAGGTCTCCGCGTCCGCTTCGCTGAACCAGCCCGGCACGTTCTGCCAGTCGCGCCGCACCACGCCTTCGCTCCCGAAGCGATAGACCTTGCTGCCTTCGTGCCCGAGGGCGATGCGCGTATCCACGAGGGTCGGCACGCCGAGCCCGCGCGCGCGTTCGCAGAACATCCAGTCCTCGGAAATCCACTCGCGCAGCGGCCAGCCGTCCGCGTCGTGCGCGCCGGGCGGATAGACCGAAGCGGCGCCCATGACCGGCCCGCTCTCGAAGAAGTTCCATTCGACTTCGCCGTGATTGTGATAGCGCAGCGCCGGCCCGCCGTATTCCTCTTTCATCGCGAGGAGCAGCGAGCGGCGCACGAGCATGAAGCCGCGCCCACAGCGGCGCAGGGTGGCGAGGTTATTCGCCACGGGCACGGTCTCGAAAGTGCCGACGCAGGGCGGAGTGTCGTCCTGCTTTTTCGGATAGACGCCATAGACCAGCGGCACCTCGTGGGAGAGCAGATTTTCCACATCCGCACGCGTGAAATGAATGTCCGCGTCGAGGTTGATCCAGACGTCGCAATCCGATTTGAGGAAGGCGTTGGCGATCTTGTTCATGCCGCGATCGGCGTGCGAATCGCTGGCCCGTTCGCTGACGACTTCATAGCCTTTGAAAGCCGCCTCGCGGCAAAGCAGGAAGTTCGCCTTCACGTCGCCGTTGCCGTTGTCGAGGAGCGGCAGGTAGATTTTGGGTGTGGTCATTTGGATGCTTTGGATTTGGGAAACGGAAAGCCCGGCCGGGATTCACCGGCTCGGGCTGGAAAATGGGAACGCGCGCCTGGCGCGGGAAGGGTTTCTGGTTTCTCGTTTAAGGTTTCAGGTGAAGCTCTCGTCGAGCGGCCTCCGTGAAACCAGAAACCAGAAACCTTGAACCTTGGTTTTACTGGTTCTGCTTCACGCCGATCGCTTCGATGGAAGTCGGGTAGGCGGGCGAGTTCGTGCCGGAGATGATGTGACGCGCGAAGAGGTAGCGCAGGGTCGCGCGGGTATCGACGGCCAGGGTGCCGCTCGCAGCGGTGTTGTTGGTCGTGGCGACGTTGCCGACGGCGAGGTTCGTCGCCTCGCTCGCGGTGTTGTTCGCGGCGTGCTGCAGGATGACGGTGATCGCGCCATCGTTGTCGCCCGCGGTCTTCACGCCGAGCGCGACGCGCACGGCGACGACGCCTTCATATTGCTGGAGATCGAAGCCGCCGGTCGCGGCGTTGTTCGTCGCGCGGCTGAGCGGCGCGCCGATGGTGGTGTGAGTCAGGGCGTTCTTGAGGTCGGTGGTCATGGCTTAGGAGGCGGCGGGTGAGTCGGAGGGCTTCGGAGACGGCGAGGAGATTTTCTTGACCTTGGGCTTGGGCGGCTCGGGCGGCGGCTCGCTGGCCGGTGCTTCGATGACCGCGCCCTTGTTCGTCCGCACGAGGGTGCGGGCGGTGTGCTCGTCCACCTCGTAGGTTTCCCCGGCGAAAGCGGGAGCGCCGGAAAGGAAGGTGTCTCGCGTGATTTTGACGAACATCGGGAAGAAGGTTTCTGGTTCCTTGTTGCTGGCGGATTACTGAGCGCCGGAATCGGTGCTGACGCAGAAGCTGACGACGTGGCGCGTGCCGATGTCGGTCCAGAGCGTGATGGTGATGGTCACGACGCCGGTGGCGTCGTTCGTGTAAGGATTCACGACCACGTCGATGCCCGCCCAATCTGCGAGGATCAGGTCGTTCCAGTTGCCATAGATGACCTTGTCGCTCGGCACCTGGTTCGTGGTGTAAGCGGGACGGCCCACGACGGTGCCCTGATCGATGTTGCCGTCCCACAGGAACTTCGTGGAGTAGGTCGTCTCCGGGATGTTCATCTGCTTCGCGGCGCTGGCCGGCGTGGTGAGGTAGGCGAGCGCGCCGCGGGAGGCGTTGTCGGCGGCGACTTGCGCCTGGAAATCGATGAGCTTCGCGCGGGTCGCGGCGCCAGAGAAAGTTACGCTGTTCAGCCCGGACGGCTGATTGATGATGCCGAGCGGTTCCGCGCCGCCGGCGCCGTTGATCGCCGCGAGGTCCTTGGCGATGGCGAGGACGGTCGTGAGATCGTTGCGGACGAGCGCTTCGACGGAGAGGTCCGTCTGGTTCATCAGCTCCTTCGTATAGCCGGTGCGGCCGACGAGGCGCTTCGGCACGAGGCCGAGCTGCTCGAAAGCCTGGTCCGCGGCGGTGGCAGTGCCCTGCTCGTTGAGCCAGTAGGCCGTCGCGCCGCCGCTCATGCGCGGGATCGCGATATTGCCGACGAGGCCGGAAAGGGTCATCGCGCCCATCTGGGCGACGAGCGGTTTGTTGCGCAGGAGCTCGATCATCGAGCCCGTGAGAAGATTCGTGCCGACGAGCGCGCCGCCGCTGGCGAAGGTCGTCTGGTTCATGTTCTTGATCGCGGCGGTGAGCGCCTTGACCGATTGCACGCCGAGATCGTTGCTCTCCGCGAGGCTTGCCATGAGCACATCGTGCGGAATGAAAAAGCCGTTCGGGTTTTTGCCGATCGCCTTGGCCGTGGCCTGGCTGGCTTCGAGTTCGAGGCCGGAAAGGGTGCGGCTATGCGCTTCGCGGATCGCCTTGAGGAAAGACCAATTCTTCACGTCGCCTTTCGGCATGCCGAGCACCGGCGAGGTGACCACGGGCGAAACCGGCGCCTTGTTTTCGAGAATCCAGCTCTTGAACTCGTTCGCCGATTTGTCCTCGGCGATGAACTCCTGAGCTTCCTTGCCGCAGTTGAACTTCGCGCCGATCGCGAGGATTTCCCGGTCCTCCGCCCGGCGCGCAGTGGTCGCGGACTTGATGGCTTCGGATTGCTGGGCGGGCGTGAGAGTTTCAGGCATAACGGTGATGGTGGGAATGGTCTTGGTAGGCGGCGTTTCGCGTTCGCCCGCTTTTGCCGTGTCAACGCCAAACGCCTCGGCGATGTCCGCGGTCAGTTCCTGCGCGAGCGATTTCAGCGGGCGGATGGCCGGCAGCCGCGGCTCCGCGGCTTTCGGCGTGAAAGAGAATTCGATGGGGTGCCAGCGCGTGATTTCGCCGGCCGCCGATTTGCGCGCGAGATGCGCGCTGCTGCCACTCGACCACTTGAGTTTTCCCGCCGCGCAGAGATCCGCGATGGCCTTCTCGTACTGGTTCGCCACGTCCAGCGTGGTCTCGGCGAAAATGCCCACGTCATCGCGCGTCGTCTTCACCGGCCCGAACATCATTTCCGCCACCTCCGCCAGCGCCTTCACTCCCTTCACCAGCGGCAGCCCGTGATTGAACATCGTCGCGACGCCATTGCCGGCGCTCGGTCCGAAGTCCGTGCTCTTCGTGAAATACTCGCCCGTCAGGTCCGGCTCATCCGCGCCGGAAAAGCGGATCGCATAAGCCCCAACGCGCACCTTGCCATCGACGGCCTCGCCGAGCGATTTGAGCGGTTCGCTGCCCTCGATGGTGAGGGTATCGGTGGCGAGAAAGTCGGGAGCGTCGGGCATGACGCTCGACGGCCTGAGTCAACAGAGAAGGAGGTTATCCGCAGATTGCGCAGATTTTCGCAGAGGGGTTCGGAGCGGGCTTTCCCCGCTTTTTTCCCTTCCGTTCATCTGCGCAAATCTGCGTAATCTGCGGATCAACGATGACTGATTACGAGATGAAGACCGAACTCAGCGCGCTCGTCGAAAAGCAAGGCGGCCAGCTCTTTTAACGACCTGGGTCCGGTCGGTTTTTGGTGAATGTCCCGAGTCTTTCAGAGACGATGGAATCATCTCAAAATGCCTCGAAAGAGGCGAGGGAATTAAGTGCTTTTGCGCAACTTTCCGAAGGGCGCGTGGCACGCTTTTTCGGCCCGAAATCACGCCGCGAGCTGGGTGTGGAGGGCCGAATGCAGACCGCTGCCGGGTTCGGCGTGCTGGACGAGCACGTCGATGGGGACGATGCGGCCCTTTTTGTCCTTCTTGAAATTGTCCGGCTTCACGTCCGCCACGACGTGGTTGCTCTTCGGATGAAACCAGACCTTGTCGGCGATGTAATCGTTGTCGAACGCCTTGGGCTTCACCTTCACGAAGCCGTTGCTCTTCATGAATTTCTCCATCTCTGCCGCGCTCGGCTCGGTGCCCTGGATGGCGCGTTGCGACACGGCCAGGCCGATGCGGTCAGCATCTCCGCCGATTTTCGTGATGCCTTCGATCCGCGTGTCGTCGCCGAAGAGATGATTCTGCGCGTCGATCCGCGCGATATATTCCTGGGGCGTCGCCTGGCGCAGGCCGGCGTAGGCGCCGAAGGGCGCTTCCTGCGCACTCAGCGTCACGCCGAAACCATCGTAGGTGTGCTTCATCACCCGCGTGGCGTCCGCGTGATGCTGCTCGACGTGATGCTCCGCGCCTTCCGCGATCTTGCGTTCCTGCGACGGTTCGTGCGCCAGCTCGGGCGACTTTTCGCGGAGCGCTTTTAGCGCTTCGACTTGCCGATCGTAAGAGCCTTTGAGTCCACCTTCGGCGTTTGCGCCCGCAGCTCTTCCAAGCTCATCGCGGGTTGCTCGCTCCGCGCCTGCGCGAGTTGCGCCGCTTGTTGTTGCTGTTCCGGGCTGAGCGGCGGGAGTGTTTGCGGAGTCGGCATGGGCGGTATTCAGGGTAGGTTTTTCGGTCGTGGAAGTCGAGGAAATAGGCGGCTTTTTCCCGGTTTTTTTTGGGGTTTCCGGGGCCGCATCTTCCACCGCCTGGCGAGCCCGGCCGGTGAGCGTGTTGCGGCGGTTCAGATGTTCGACGAGCGCGGCGGGGCCTTTGCTCACCGTGCCGTCGTCGCCGATGAGCACGTGCGCGCCGTTGATCGTCACCCAGCCTTTCAGGGCCTTCGCCACGTGCAGAAAATCGACCGCCGCGGCGAGCGCTTCGACGCCGGCGACCAGCGTCTTGATGGTGACCTCCCAGACTTCCTCACCGTCGGGTGGCTCGACTTCGTTCCAAGACTTGGTCTGCTCCTTCTTCCAATGCTGGCGGCGTTGCGTGACGACGTCGGTTTTCGGATCGAAGCCGGGCGCCTGCTCTTCCACTTCGCCGATGCCCGCGGCTTCGCGCATTTCCTTTTCGCGGCCGAGGGTGGCGGTGACTTCCTCGAAATCCTTGCCGGCTTCGGCGGCGAATTCGGTGCGCGTGCCGACGCCCAGCTCGATCGCTTCCCTGGCCGCCTGGATGTCTTTCACCGGGTCGATCCAGGGGAAGCTGCGGCCGTGGAAGTTCACGGCTTCTTCGTCGGTGAATTCGTCGAACCGGCTGAAGGGCAGATCGACGAGGCCGCGCATCATCGCGGCTTCGAGGAAGTCCGGGAAAATCTCGCGCAGGACGTGGTTCTCGAAGGTGCTTTGCCCGCCGCGATAACCTTCGCGCTCTTCGAGCATGCCGATGCGCGTGGCGGAAAAGTTCGCGTCGCTCGGGTCGTTCGCGAGGCTGGAATAGCTGACGCCGAGTCCGGCGGCGGCGGCGCGTTTCTGCGCTTTGGTGAATGGTTCGTAGGCTTCGGTCGGGTTGTTCCAGTCGATCGACTTGATGTCGAAGCCCATCGGCAGCTCGAGGAATTCCCCGGGCGCGCCGTCGATCGTCCGGCCATTGAGCGCGCCGGGATCGAAGTCCGCGGCCATCTCTTCGGGCACGTCCTTGGTGATGACGCCCATTTTTTGCGCACCGGCGCGCGCGGCGACGAGCGCGGCTTCATCGTAGCCGCCGAGCATTTGCAGCCGGAGCATGGAGGCGACCATCGCCGGGATGCCGCGGGTCTGCTCGATGCGCTTGTAAACGAAGGGATGAATCATGTCCTCGACGGGCACGCGGATGCGGCGCGGGGAGATGTTGTTCCCGAAAAAGTAGTCGCCGGGATGGTTGGCGAGGAGCCAGTAGCCGACGGGGAATTTCCAATCGCCATGCAGCTCGACGCCCATGCGGACTTCGTGCAGCCCGCGCTGGCAGCGCGGAAACGGCGCGCCATTCGGCAGCCGCCGCTCGTTCGGGCAATTGCACTCGACGCCGCGGAAATCGAGATACTGGTCGTCGAGATAATCGGCTTCGAGGAGCTGGAGCGAAAAGCCGAACTCGTTCGGATAACCGCGCACCTTGCGGATGAGCAGATCGCCGTCGCGGTTCATGGTGCGCTCGATGAGCTTGCACGCTTCGATGGCGTGCATCGTTTTGGTGACGAGGAAATTCTTGCGCTGGCAGAACCGTTTCCAGCCTGCCTCGATCGCGCGCCCGGCGGCGGTGTCGTACTTCGTCACCATCTCGCCGGTGCCCGGATCGAGCGCTTCGGAAAGCTTCACCTTCATCTGCAAGGTGAAGCCGTCGTGCCCGACGACGTTGTTCTCGCGCAGCTTCAGGAATGCTTCGGCGTGCGGGTCGTTCTGCTCGAGATCGCGCGAACGGCTGCGGATGATCGGCAGCCGGCCCTGCAGCTCGGCATCCGCGCTGAGGCGCGAAACGGTCCAGTCGCTGGTCAGCCGGTTTTGCAGCGCGGCGTCGAAGCTTTTGCGCGGGGCGAGCGGGCGAAAGGTGCCATCGGCGCCCGGCTTGAAAACGATGCCAGCCTTGCTGACGGCGCGGACGAGTTTCATGGGATGAACCGCGAAGGAGCGAAGGAGCGAAGAGAGACGATCCGCGGCGCGCCCCGGTAAGCGGGGATTTCTCCGGCCCTTCTCCCTTCGCTGCTTTGCTTCTTCGCGGTAAAAAATCGGCTCATGCGCTCACGAACTTGATGCCGATGGTGCGGCGGACTTTCAGGCCGGCTTGCGCGAGGAGGGCCTGTTTTTCCATGAAGACTTCGCGGCGGTATTTGTCGCGCAGCCGGTGGAGATCGAGGATCGGGATGCGGCTGAGCTGCTGGCCGTCGATGTCTGTGGTCTCAAGGCCGCGCGGGATGCGGCTGACGAGCGCGGCTTCGATGAGCGCGAGCACCTGCGACGCGTGGGTGCTGCCGAGGGCGGCGAGCGGGCTGGCGATGATCGTGGTCTGGCCGCGCGCGATCTCGTGCCGGATGATGGTGGAGCCGGTGCCCTGCTCGACATACGACGTCCAGAGATAGACGCCCGCGGTGTAGACGGCGGAGACGGCGGCGGTGACGTTGACTGCGTAGCTGCTGCCGCTCGCCGTGGCGGTGATGGCAATATTCGCGACGCCGATCGCCTGAAAAACGTACTTCAGCGTCCAGGCCGTGGCCGGGTAATCCGCGACCGTCTGCGTCCACGCCAGCGTCTCGCCCGCGGTGATGGTGGTGGGCTCGGTGTTGGGGATCGCAGGCATGCAGCCCGCGCCGCACTGTCAAAGCACAGAGCGGCGCGGCGCAGTTGAGGGTTGAGAGTTGAGAGTTGAGGGAAGGGCCACGCTTCCGTCTTTTGGCGCGCTCCGCGCGGAGGGTTCCGTTTCCGGTCTCTCAACTCTCAACTCTCAACCATTCCGCGACTTCTTCGGCACCGAACATCTCGCGCAGGCCGGAGACGATTTGCTGGAATTGCGGTTTCACCACGCTGACGGGCGGTTTCGTGCCGTGGCCTTCGCGGATGCGCCGGTTCCAGAGCGCGAATTTGTTGCTCACGGTGTCGAAAGTGACGACGGGCGCGAGCTTGGTGTCGCCTGTCAGTTCGGGCCGTTCTTTCTCCGGCGCGAGGTGGAAAACGCAGCGCCGGATGCTGTCCGTGCTGAAATTACCCGAGCTCGGGTAATTTGGATTCGCCTCGAAAAACGCCTTGGCGTCGTTGGCGCGGTTGCACCGGCTGCGTTCGTCGCCGCCGAGCATGGGAAAGTTCGCGGCGACGTAAAACATCCATTTCCCGTGCCCGATTTCCTCCTTCAGCGCGGCGAGCGTCTCGCCCAGCTCCCACAGCCGTTCGCAGAGCTTTTGCAGATCCTCGCGCACCGCGTTCTCGGCATCGATGAGCAGATCGCATTGCGCCCGCGCGGTGGCGAGCAGCGTGCGCGTGAGTTCCTGCGAAGCGGTGGCGAGTTCGGTGCTCATCGTTTGAAAAACCGCGAAGGAGCGAAGCAGCGAAGGCATTCCCACGCGCGGCAGCAGAACGCGTAACAGAGGATGAGCGCGCGCACGCGCAGGCGGCGGTCGCTCATGCCGTGGGTTTGCGTGCGGCGTCGCGGAGTTGGCGCGCCTGCTCCAGATCAACTTTGCAGTCCGCAGAGAGGAGCGCGAGCACCTCTGGCGCATCCTGATTGATGAGCTGCTCGCTGTATTCCTTTCCGCCTACACAGACCATGCCTCGAATGAAATTGCGCCTGGCTCTCATGCGGCGGGTTCGGTCACGAAGTCGCGCGCTGGCATCGTGACGACGGCGGTGATTTGAAAGAAGGCGCGCAAGAGGAGGTCGTTTTGCTTGAGAATTTCCGCGTTCTGGCGCTGCACTTCGCGCGCGATGGCCAGAAGGTTTTCGTCTGGTCCAAAGCGCTCGCACTTCATCCCTGGCTCCAAAATGATTGTATCGCCCGGTGTGATCATGGCTCATTCTCTCAACACTCAACTTTCAACTCTCAACTACGCCGCCGCGGTGGTCTGCGCCTGGCGGCATTTGAGGCGCGTGTTTTCGCCGCGCATCGCGGGGGCTTGCAGGCCGCTGAAGGTGTCGCGGAATTCGCCGACGAGTTTGTTGATCGCCTGGCGCGTGGCGTTGGTCGGTTCGCCGAGCACGGTGTTCGTCGCGGCGTCGAGCAAATCCGGGCGGAGGACGTAGCCGATGACGTTGAGCCGCACGCCGAGCGCGCTGAAGGTCGAAGCCTGGCGGCACCAATCGAAGACGCGGCCGTAAATGATGCCGAGCTGGGCAGCATTTTCGATGAGCAGGAATTGCAGCTCGCCGAGCAGGCCGGCGGGGATCGGGCCGGCGGCGAGATCGGGCCGGCAATAGCCGATGAGCGCGGCCATGCGCTGGCCTTTTTTGACGAGATGCCCGGCTTTGAATGCCCAGACCAGCGCGCGGGCGAAGGCTTCGTGGGCGTCGCGGATTTCCTCCGAGCCAAGGCAGAGGTTATCCGCAGATTGCGCCGATTTTCGCAGAGGTTCAGAAGCGTCGTCTCCGATCCCCTTCCCATCCGTAAATCTGCGCTCATCTGCGAAATCTGCGGATAAACCCTCTTCCCGTCGCAGGATGGGCCGTCCATTGTGCCGCCCGCATTCCGCGCCGTGGGGAACCGCATGATCTTCGCGAAAATCGAGATCGGGCTCGGCGGCGCCGGCCGGGCGGGAACGATCGGTGAGCGGGCGATCGATGCCCTTGGCGCGGGCGAATTCCTGCTCCGCCGCGGTGAGCGCGTTGAACCAATCGCGATAGGTTCGCGTCCACGATTTGCGCGTGGCGATCTCACGGGCGTCGGCTTGGGATCGGTCGAGAAACTCGGCCTTCTTTTGCTTTTTGGAACGACCACCGAACGCGCCTTTCGCTTCGCCATTGTGTTTGCCGCTGCCGCCGATGCCTTGGTAACGATCCCGCGGAATTTCTACCGCGTGGAAATTGGAACCCATGCCCATAGAGGCGGCGGCAGCGAGGATCTGGAGAACGCTTCTCATTCGGTCCGAGTCTTCGCCGCCTTCGCGCCGGGCGGCTACGCCGGAAGTGTTCCAAAATGTTCCAAAGAGAAGAGGCGATCCGCAGATTTCGCAGATTTTCGCAGAGGGTTCGGAACCTCGTTTCCGAGCCCATTCCCCTCCGATAATCTGCGCTCATCTGCGAAATCTCCGGATAAACCCGGTGGCGGATGCACGGGCGGGGCGCCGCGGCTCACGAGCGCGGCTTCGAGCAGGGCTTCGCGCTCGGGTTTGCTGTGCTTGAGGAATTCGCGCACCGGAATGCCGAGCGTCTTCGCGGCGTCGCGCTGCTCGAGCCACCAGAGGAGTTGAAACTCATCGACCCGGCCACCGACGAACGGGGCGCCTTCGAGCTCCCACCGCCAGACGGTGGTGCGGCCACGCTTGAAGTGGAAACAGACTTCTTTCCGGGTGAGTGTCGGACCCGACGGGGGGGGCTTCACTTGCTGGGAAAGGAAACACGCATTGCGCGCAAAAGTAGAGCAAATTATGACCCACCGGCGACCGCGAGGAGGCCGGGGCGCGGCGCAGGGGCTATCGCCTCACATGGAGCGACGCGTGCGACGGCACCCCGAGCCTGCTCGGAGTTCGGTGACCACGCGCGCAGCGCGAGTCAATGGAACCGGATTTATCCGCAGATTGCGCAGATTTTCGCAGAGGTTCGGAGCTTCAATTCCAAGCCCTTTCCCTTCCGTTAATCTGCGAAAATCTGCGTAATCTGCGGATCACTTCTCCTGAAAATGAGGTGGGCGCGGATCGCCGATCTGGAGCTGGCCGACGATCTCGCGGGAGAGTTCGCGGCCGGCGGCATCGAGGACGATGACGAGCCCGCCTTCCACGCGGCAATGCCACCTCGCGTATTCCACGGCCTGCGCGGAAACGAGGTACCAGAGCGCATGCGGAAGAGTCGGCCCGGTGAGCGTAAAGCCATCGCCCGCGGAACGCGGGGAAACGAGGTAAGGCGGCGGGTCGTGCTCAGGCACGGGCCGGACGGTATCACGAATTGAGCCGCGGACCAACGCTGATGAAACGCGGATGGGCGGAGGGGAAGAAAAGCGGTGGAAGCTGCGTCCGAACCCTTCTTCTCATCCGCGTTTCATCCGCGTTAATCCGCGGCTCTTCTTCATCGCTTCCACCCGCTGACGAAGCCGCGGCCGGGGCGGATGCTGGAACCTTTTTGCACGAAGCTTCGGGGTGACGCGGGTTTTACGTTGCTGGTTTCTGGTTTCTGGTTGGATGACGTCTGGACGTCATTGGGGGACGCTTTACCCGGCTGGGGGGACGGTTTACCCACTTCGAACTCGAGCGCCAGTTTGTCGTATCTCGGCTTGAGAATCTTTTCTGCGGCCAGGCAGCCGACGGCGCCGTCGAGCGCTTCGTTGCGGACGCCTTGCTCGCAGCCGAACCATTTGTGCCAGTCGCCATCGCGGCCCTGGCGGTCTTCGCTGGTCTCGGCGACGAGCATTTTGAAGTAGTGTTCGCTGAACTGGCCGAGGGCGGGCGTGTGCCGGTAGCCGGTGCTCGCGGGGTTGTCCTGATCGAGCCGCTGATAGATGATTTCCTTGGCGGCGTTGGTGCCGAGCACCCAGACCTTGGTCTTGTGTTTGCCTTCCTTGCGCGGGCGATTCTCGACGATGGCGCGGCTCAGCTCCGTGTCGCCGCGGCTCGCCCAGATGCGCCGGCGCAGGCGCGTGCGCGTGAATTCAAAGACGTGGTCGCGCCAGTTGCCGGCATCGACGAGGCCGCCGCTGATGCGCATCGTGCGTCCGCTCGGGTGCGGGTAGGTGGTGGTGAGCAGGATGCGGTCGAGCTCCGCCCAGACGCCCTGGTCGGGCTTGACGAGCGGGGCGCCTTTGCCGCCGCGGATGACCTGATAGTCGAGATCCCACTGCTGCTGATTTTGCCCGAAGCCCTGGATGAAAAGCTCGAGTCGATCGAGCTGCACATCGACGAAGAAGACGGTGAGCAGGACGCCCGCGGGGAGCATTTGCGCCGGGTCGAATTCTTCGCGCCGGAGGAAGAGCTTGGAATGCTCTGGCTTGGCGTCGCTGGCGCTGGCGTAGGTCTCGGCGTCGTCGGTGTTGACGAGGACGCGGCGCGCGCGCTCGGGGTTTTCGCTCTCCTCGATCTCGATTTCTTTGCGGGCGAGGATTTCGAGGAAGCCGCCGGGATATTTGACTGGATCGACGGGGTGCGGCCAGAGCAGCGAATTCGCATGGAATCCGGCGCGGCCGGCGAAAGGCCTAGTGGGTTTCCAGAGATCGAATCTTGGCTTTTTCGGATCTCCGCCCATCATCATCGCATGCCGCTGCGCGTCGTTCAGCAAGCCGCTACAGTGCGGACATTCGAGGCGAGCTTCTTCCGGCCGCTCAAGGTCGTACCGAAGCCGCGTGCGCGGCTTGCCGTCATTGAACGGATCAAGCCCCGTCCGAGACATTATCATCGGCGCGCCGCCGCACAGCAGGCAGGTGACGAACCACTGCCGGAGGTCGCTGGCGAGTAGCTTCGCCTCGATCCGGCTCTTGCCTTTCAAGCTCGGGTATGAGCAATAAATCTGGATGCAGTCGGGGTATTCGCTGCCGCGCTTGGCGAAGATTTTGAGCTGGTCGCCTTCGTCCGTCGTGATCTCGATGATCGCGTCGATCTCGTCCGCGTAGAGGACGCGCGCTTTCATCCGGCGCATCCGGCCAGGGGCGTTCGCGCCGAGCGTGGTGAGCGAGCCGCCGGTGAAGCGCTTGTGCAAAATCGTGTTCGTCGATTTGCGCTGACCGAGCGAGTTGTCGATGATCGCGGCGAGCTCCGGCGTGGGCTCGACAAGCTCGCCCATGAAGTCGTCTTTCACCCACAGCTTGCCGTCGCCTTCCACCGGCCACATCGCGCCGATGCGGCACGGCTGCTCCTTGATGATGAAGCCGAGCGCGGTGAGGACGATGCGGCTTTTGCCGAGCCGCGAGGCCATCATCATGGCGACCTCGACGTTGCGCGGGTTGAAGATTTCGAGATACGGCTCGAGCTGGTAGGGCGCGAAGTCGAAGGTGAACGGCCGCGTGGCGCCGAACGCGTCCGGCATCTTCATGACGGTCTCGGCGAATTCTCGCGGGGTGACCGTGGAGAGCGGCGCGAGGCAGCGCGCGCGGATGGCGTCGAACTCCGCAAGCAGCGCCGCGCGCTCGAGGGCGTAGGGGTGGACGGATGTCGGCTTGATCACGCCGGGGCTGGCGTGTCAGAGTCGCGCATCACAAATCGGGAGGACTCGTAAAATCCGACCTGGTGTGGCCGCGCGCGGAGTTGATCGCCCGCAGACGCCACGCTGGCAGCCTAGGAGGCTACCTTCCGACCCTCACCACTTGAGCGGGAGTTTGGAGCTGCGGAGTTTGCCGATGAGTTCGTTGATCTTCGCGGCGGGGAGCTTCTTGCTTTTCACGTTCTTGAGCGTGGCGCCGAACGCCTGCAGCGCGGCTTCCCAAACCTCGGACACGACCGACAGCGGGATACGCTCCCGGCGCTTGATCTCCATGTTCAGCGCGATGTCCTCGCACCGCCGCTTGTCGAGCTCGTCGCGCGCGTTGGTCGTCAGGTAAATGGCCGCGAGCGCGGGCTCGGATTCGTAGAAGTGCTCGCGGTTCGCGCCCTCCTCGAAGTCGAGCGCCTGCAGCCGGTCAGTGACCGTGCGCCGGTCCTTGCCGGTCATCGCGGCGAGCTGGGAAATCGAATACTTCACCCCGCCGCCCGCGCTGTCAGAGATGCACAACCAAACCCCGCCCACAAAAGAGGCAATCCCGCCCGGTGGTGGAGCATAGGGGCGTCCCAAATCTAGGCGAAAAAGGCGAGTCCGGAACCCGTCTGGGGTTTTTGGCCTGGGAGGACCCGTCGCATTTGTGCGAAGTCGCAACATTGAGATAGGCACATTATGCCTATCGCAGACGTGCGTCGCAGGCGTGCGACACACTCACGCGCCTTGCGCTTGCGATCTCGTCGTCATCTACGGGGACGGCGTTGCGCAGTACGTCGAAGCCTTCTCGCATCACGTCGGCGGGCATGCTCCATGGCTGCGGCTCGCATGGCAGCTCGTGCTCATCATCGAGCGCCCAACGCATCAGCCTGGCCAGTGCGCGCCACATCATGCTCTTTGCTTCTCCGATCCGCCGTTGCGCTTGAACTCCCAAACGAACGCCGCGCCGATGTTCTCCACCTTCGCGAACTCCGCCTCCGTCTTCGCCTTCAGCGCGCTCACCGCATGCGCGAACGCTCGACGCTGGCCCCTCAGCATGCACTGAAAGCGCGCGCCTCTCTCCACCAGCTCTTTCACACCCGTGTTGCGGCGTCTCATGAGCTTCACGAAATCCTGCCACACCTCATCATCACTCGAGTCTTCGTCCCGCGCGAAGCACCCCGACTCCCCACCGCTCGACAGAGCACGACTCCCCGAGTCATCGCCTCCAGGCGCTCTCGCCTTGGATTCGGATTCTTGATTCTCTTCTATTCGGATTCGGCTTTTCGGCGGCGGCAAAACAGCCATCCCTCCATCAAGCTTGAGCGAGCCTTGCTCAGGCGGATCACTCGCGCTCGGCGGACTCTCCGCCTTCGCATATTTTTTCGTCAGCGGCACATGCTGCCAAGGCTCCACAATCTTCAGCCACTCCTTGCCAGACGCAGAATGCGGCATCAGGAAGCCACGCGAGTGCAACACTTGCAGCGCAGGGTCTATCCGTTGCGGGGTCCACGTCCGAAGAAGGAAGTCAGTCTTCCCGATTGCCAGCTTCACAGCATGCGTTGCGTCTCCGTTTTCGATCTCAAAAAAATAGTTAGGCTTCGCGCGATGCGATTCGGCCAGCACGATGTGAAAGACAAAGAACGCATCAGCCACAAGCGCCGGTCTCAGTTCGGGCAGGTCTTTACGGGTCAGAGCTGCATAAAGCTTCATGGGCACATCGCACGGCAGGCAATAGAAAGGCCGCTCACTCATGAATTCGCGCCCTTCATCTCCTCGTCGATCGACTCCAGAACGTACGGCGGCACATTGTAGCCAAGCGCGATCAATCCGATCACACGCTGCCGAAACGACTCCAAATCGGGATCATTAAATCTCGCGCCAGCGTGCGGCAGATTGATCGGCTCACGATCAGCCGTTTTTAGAAAATCCATCTGCGCTTTGTGGGCGCCAATCCAAAGATTCGGGCCGGCATCGATGCTCACGAGTTTCGGAACAACACCCACCACGCGCCGCGGTTCGCGCGGGAGCTGCGGCAGATCGAGATTCCCCGGATCGACTTCGAGCACGTGCTTGAACGCCCAAACGATCGCGCAAAGCATCTGCCGCCGCGACGAAATGCTGTAACGCTCGCGCTCCAGGCGATGCATCCACGCACTGAGATCGGCGCCGCGCCACTGCGCGGCCGGGCGTCCGACGAAGCGATGAAAGGCCATGAGATGCGCCCAATACTGCCGGCGGGAATTGCGGCTCAAAGGCGCCCGGCCAGCACTTGCCTGCTGCTCAAACTTCGCGCGAATCCCCGTCTTCATTTATCCGACTCCGGTTCGCTCAATACACTGTTAGGAGCCTCGTCTTTTCTTCGCCCGACGTTTTGCGTCGCCCACCCCAGCCCCCGCCGCCCGCCCTGTCGCAGAGAGCCGAGCGAGAGCGCCATCTTGCGCGACGGGTATTGGCAC